TGAAAATATCTGAAATACAGATATTTGACAAATCGACCGATGTCAATTCTTTTGATTTATTAGGTAAAAGCATGTGGTTAGATAAAAGTACACGTGTTGGATTATTTAACTCAATTTCGATTGAAAAAGAAGCTGGTAAAACAGATACAGTACTGTGGTATGATGCAACAAAGTATGTCATTCCTGTTTCAGATGCTTTAGCAATGCTGAATAAGATTGAAATGTATGCGCTCAACTGCTACAATGTGACACAATCACACATCGCAGCAGTTAGATCATTGCAGACAATTGAGGAAATCGAAAACTATGATTATACGGTCGGTTATCCGGTGAAACTTAGCTTTCCCGGGTAACCAGTCTTGAAATTGTATGCTTCAATTTCTTCTTTTGTCTCTAGCTGTTGAATAGCTTTCGTATGCCTTTGTGTCGTATCATAGCTCGCAAGGGCATACAATTCTAGCTGTTGTAATATGTCAATAGCTCTTTCGATTGATAAGACAAACTTTGTATCACCAATCCAGATACTTGTTTCAGATCGTCCGGCTTCTTTCTCAATATTGATTGAGTTCATAAGCCCGACGCGTGTAGACTTGTTTAGCCATCCCAATACTCCGTTTATACTGAACTGATTCACTGCTTCAGATGAATCGAACAATCGTAATTCATCAAGTTTTTGCGCTCTGATTTCTTCTATAGAAGCTTCATGCACAACTAAGATCGGACATCCTTTCTTACTTTCAGCTATGAGTAACCCTGCCGATTGACCCGCTAATAGTTGATTGTAATATTCATCCGTAATTTCTACCGAACCTTCTTGGTATTCGTCGTAGAATCCATTTTTCCAATACTTCATAATATTTGTTTTTTAGTTATTTCCAACGCCCGATCGCAAACCATGTAAAATTCCAGCCAGTCCAAACGATAGCCGGAGTTGAATTTATTCCGCGAGTGAGAACTTTACAATATGATGTATATTTACCATTAAGGTCATACCCCGGAGCATATATAAAAGATTCACTTGTATTATTTACTGCTCCAGTGAAATAAATGTTATAATCAGTATTATAGAAAGTGGTAGGAAAATATAGACTAATTGCTCCCCCCGTTGCTCCTGCTCTTGTTCCCCATTGCATTAATAAGCCATTACTATACTTGATATATCCATTTTGTCCTAAACTTTGACCAGACGATTGAATCGCATTAGTTCCGAGAGAACTTTGCGCAAAAATGATTATAAAAAAGACTACCAATTTTCTACTAAAGTTATACATTCTTATTTCAATGTTATAATTTATTTCATAATTTCCAACGCCCAATAGCAAGCCAATCAAAAGTTTCTTGTGATAATCCAGTACTCCCTCCAGAGGCGTAATTTCTATTAATACAAAATCGGCTAACTGTTTTAGTTGAATCATCAATAGGTGATGCGGAATAAACACCACTGTCAGGTGAAGGCTTGTAAACTGTTGCAAATATCTTATAACTTTTATCAAAAAATGATGTAGACATAGTTATGGTGTAGCTAACAACTGAAGAACCTGAAACTTTTCCCCATTGGATTAACAGTCCATTTGGAAACTTACAGTAACCATTCTGTCCGAGGTTCTGTGTCGTAACATTGGAAAAATCTTTTAACGCACAATTTGTTCCGAGAGAACTTAGGTGAATTAAACTACATTTTGAGTGATTTCTTTTAAATATTTTTCATTTGGATTTATTTCGTGACAATGCAGTTGATGTTGTGTGTAATATATTATTTTATCAATGATTCGTCTATCATTTCCTTACTTTTATGCCTATTATTCAATACATTTCTATTTGACATTTATATTTTAGGATATAATTCTATGGACATGGTAACTTTATATAATGATGATAAGGAAATAAAAATCGAAGTAAAAGATGAAAGCTACTCTTATGAAGCTATCATGGGAGAAGATACACTCACTTTGTATTTTTCTCATCCGGGATATATTGAAATTCCGGTTGGCTCCTGGTGTGACTTCTACGGGAAGCGTTATTCTTTGAAGAGGGATAGCAATTTCAAGAAGAACGGTGAACGTAACTTCGAATATACTCTGATTCTGGAAACTGGGGAGGCTGATGCTATGCTGTGGAAAGTACGTCATACCGTTGACAGAAGTATTAAATTCTCATATACAGCCAAGCCACATGAACACCTACGTCTACTCGTTGAAAACCTGAACCGTCGGAGTACCGGTTGGAAAGTCGGTGATTGCATTGAAGGAACGGAAAAAGTAATCAACTACAATCACACCTATATTCTTGATGCTTTCAATCAACTTGCAGAACTATATGAAACAGAATGGCAGATCATTGAAGAAACGGTTGAAGGAAAACAAATTAAGACTATCCATCTGCGTAAAGTTGAGTATAACAAGGATAATCCTTTGAAGTTGTCTTACGGGAAAGGCCATGGGTTCAAAGTTGGCGTAGGTCGGGAATCTGGCAACATTCCTCCTGAAATAATCCTCGTGGAGACCACGGACCGCAATATTGACTATTCTACGTACAGAGCAAAGAATCTATTGCTGCCTAAATCTAAAACTCTAGTATATGAAGGGCGTACCTATAAAACAGATGCGGACGGCTCCTGTGTTATGCGTGCGGATAAAGAGCTTACTACCGCTAAGGAAGATAGCTTGGATTGTACAGAGATTTATCCTTCGCGTGTCGGTACCGTCAGTGCTGTTCTTGAAGTCAATAAGGAGAATAATTTCTATGATTTTGTAGACGAAGATATCCCCCAAGAGTTGAATTTTGAAGATTGTCTCATAGCAGGTGAAAACATGACTGTTATCTTCCAAACCGGTATGCTCACCGGGAAAGAGTTCGAGGTGAAGTATATTCATGAGGAAAAGGATAAGAAAACGGGACGTCGCTTTGAAATTGTCCCGCAGGAAATCAACGGCATTACTATGCCTGAACCGGAAGTCTGGCGGCCTAAAGCTGGTGATACATACGCAGTGTTCGGAATTCAGTTACCGAATGCTTATATCTGCAACGATACAACGCAGACCGGTGCCAGCTGGGAAGTATTCAAAGAAGCTGCCAAATATCTGTACGAGCATGAAGATAAGAAGTTCACATTTACCGGCACGCTCGATGGAATTTGGGCTAAAAAGCGCTGGTTGCAAATTGGGGGTAAAATAGTACTCGGAGGGTATGTGGACTTCTATGATACACAGTTCCATCCGGAAGGTTCGTTAATCAGGATGATCGGAATCAAGCGCTATGTTAATAATCCGTATTCACCCGAAATTGAACTTTCAAACGAGCCGGTTGGTACATCTGTCTCAAGTGATATGAATAAGATTGAGACAAACGAAGTGACGGTAGATAGCAAGCATAAGGATGCATTGCAATTCACCAAGAGACGGTTCCGGGACGCAAAGGAAACGATGTCGATGCTGGAAGATGCATTGTTGAATTTCTCTGGATCTGTCAATCCGATAACTGTTTCAACTATGCAACTGCTTGTAGGTGATGAAAGTTTGCAGTTCCGGTTTGTGAACTCAAAAACGAATCCGGCACAGATATCTCACAATATTACTTATAATGCCAACACAAGAATTCTGAATGCTCCGGCAGGTATTCTCCAACACATGACGCTAGGAATTAGTGCTCTTTCATCTTCCCACAAGCCCAATGAATATAAGTATTGGGATATGGCTAATTATGATTCTCCGGTACTCATTGACCCTGCAAAGAAGTTTTATCTATATGTTAAATGTAGCAATGAGAATCAAACCGGTACGTTTCTTCTAAGCGAAACGGCTATTAAGATGGAGGGCATAGCAGGATATTATCACTTCCTAGTCGGTGTCCTCAACAGCGAGTATGAAGGTGATCGCAGTTTTGTTGAACTGTATGGATTTACGGAGATTCTGCCGGGACGGATAACTACTGAACAGATAATTTCCCCGGATGGGGAGACGTATTTCAATTTGGTAAAAGGTGAAATAGGCGGAAATATTCAAATTAAAACCGGATCGTCCGGATTGGAAAATCTGTCTGAATGGGAAGCAGCTCACAAAGAAATTGAAGATGCTGGTAAAGCAGCAGAACAGGCCAATAATGCAGTAGAAGGGCTTCATGGTTATGTAGATGGAGTATTTGCCGATGGTATTATTACGGAGGCCGAAGCGAAAGCTATTGAAAAGTATATCAATACGATTAATAATGCAAAGGCGGCGATTGAAGCTACCTATAACAAGCTATACACTAATGTGTATTTATCCGGGTCTGCCAAAACGGGTTTATTAAATGCTAAAGTTACCCTTATGGGGTGTATTTCAGACCTGATAAATGCAATTAATACAGCTATTGCAGACGGACTTACAACACCGGAAGAGAAACAAAACGTTGATGCCAATTTTGCCTATTTCAATAGTGCCTATGCTGATTTCAATACAGCCGTAGAATCTGCAAATAGAGCTATTCAGGATAAGCTAAAGGAGTTCTCGGATGCCGCTATGAAAGAAGCATTGCAAGCCTTACAAGACGCAGAAGATGCCGGCAAAGCAGCGGAACAGGCAAACAGCGCAGTTAGTGGTTTACACGACTATGTGGACGGAGCATTTGCTGACGGCATTATTACGGAAGCAGAGGCTTTAGCCATTGAGAAGTATCTAAATACAGTCAAAAATACAAGGGCAGCCGTCGAAGCTACCTATAACAAACTGTACGCAAATTCATATCTGGAAGGTGAAGCGAAAACTGGTTTGCTTAATGCTAAAATATCTCTATTTGGTGCTATTGACAATCTTATTGCAGCAATTAATGTAGCTATCTATGACGGACAGACGACCGTTGAGGAAAAGCGGAATGTAGATGATAAGTTTGCCCTGTTTAATTCTGCCTTGGCTAGTTTCAATACAGCGGTTGAAGTCGCGAATAAAGCTATTCAGGATAAATTGAAAGACTATTCAGATCAGTGCTTCGCTGAATTGAAAGTTCTCAATACTCAAATCTCCGCACAGGTGACGCGGGTCGATAGCTTAACGCAAAGGATAGATACTGCCGGATGGATTACCACGGCCGATGGAAATAAAATTTATGCTTCTAAAGAGCTGGAAAATGGCAATACGCTTATATCTTATATCAACCAGGCGGCAGGTGAAACGACTATTCACTCTTCAAAGATTAACCTAGAAGGTGCTGTTACAATCACCGCACTACATAGTGACCTGCAGACAGTGATTAACTCCAAGATTGACAGGGATGGATTAGGTAAGTTGGCATTTGAGGATGCAGTTGAATATGCAAAGTTAGGCACTACCATCGTGGTAGGCGGTTACCTGAATACTGAATTGATAAAAGTCCGTAGAATTGATGCAGATTCCGGTTTTATAGGTGGTTTTACCATCGAGAGTGGTCGTCTTGTATGGACACGTTCAGGATACTTTGGTGGAACGTCCCGTAGTTTGAAATTAGGCTCTGGAACTTCAAAAGAAGGTGTTGTTAATGTAACTTTCAATGCAGAAACAGATGGGCGTTTTGGGGTCGCTGCAATCGGTTCAAACTTCGGTGGAGCATGTATTTATGCCTCCAGGAATCTAAATGCATCAGACAGAAACTATCCACAGGCAAATACAACGTATGCCGGCTTCTTTGATGGAGGCGTTTACGTGAAAGGAACATTGTCAAGTGAATTGTGCTTAGCTGATAATTTTGGCTGTATTACATCTAGGGATGGAAATGGTGGGATTAACTATTACCAAGGTATTGATTTCGATTTTGGTAGTAATATGAAATTTAGAAAAGGATTGTTGGTATCAATCGCTTAATATATAAACAATTATGAAGGTAAATTTAAACAGGCCTTTACTTGATTTTAAAGGCAATGAGGCTATTAAAGCAGTCAACGGTAAAGAGGTAAAACAGTTTCTACGTGATGTGGTTGCAGAAGCACTTTATGCAGCAGGTTCTAATCCTCAACAGGGTTTGGATATGTCGAAAAAGTTACGTGCATACAAGATGTTACAACAGGTTATTAACAATCGTGGCGTACTTGATATAGAGACAGAAGATGCTACCTTATTGAAGGAAATTTGCGCAGACTTCTTTGTATCTGGTGCATACGGACAAATTTATGATTTAATAGAAGGAGGAAACAAGGAATGAACATTACAGCAACTAACAGCACCGCTTCAACTAAGGTTACGGATGCTATCAGGGTTAAATACAGAATGTCAACCCGTGGTACCGAAGCGGTGAAAGATATTACTGCCGAGATTGTCAAGGATGAAACGACTGTCGGATTCTTCAATGCATCGCGAAATGGAGTAACCGGCTTCTCGCTACATGAGGATCATGGGCTAACCTCTGGCGAAGTGAAGAAGGTATTTCAGACAGCCATTGACGATTGTGGTGAGGTCTTGAAATGAAGTATTAATATTTTAGATAAATGATTATGGATTATTTCAAAAACTTACTTATTGGATTGATTACCGGCATAGCTGCTTATCTCAATCCTATCTCTGGGGAGATCAAAAGTCTTATTGCAGTATTTGCTCTTAATTTCATTTGTGGACTGCTTACTGCACTCCTTATCAATCATGAGAGTTTTTCTTTTAAAAAAGCTTGGAGGTGTATCGTAGAAGCAACTATTTTCTTTGCCTTGGTTAGCTGCATCTACTTTATAGGTGAACACAAGGGAAATCCGGAAGGTGCGCTACAATGTGTCTCATTTATTACGTATAGCGTTTTCTATTTCTACGGGGTGAACATTCTTCGAAACATAAAAGAGATTCTCCCTAACTCTAGTAATGGTTACAAGGTAGTAGCTTTCCTGCATTATGTTCTAAGTGTTGAGTTTATAAAGAACATACCATATCTAACGAACTACTTACAAAAAGGAGGTGCAAAATGATTGAAGTTTTGGAGTTTATTTTTCAAGATTCTTGGCATTGGCTAGGAACAGCCATTTTGATAGCTATCATTTTTCGTGTCAATTTGGTAAAGATTGGTCCAATAACAAAGAATAAGGAGGAGAAGAAATGAAGAAAATTGATGCAATTATCATTCATTGTTCGGCCACACGTGCTGGACAGGATTTACGTGCAAAGGACATTGATCGGATGCACCGGGCTCGGGGTTTCAATCAGATCGGTTATAACTTCGTCATTGACCTGGACGGAATGATAGAGAACGGTCGCCCGCTTTCCATCGACGGGGCGCACTGTAATACCAAAGGCTTTTCAGAGTCTTCGTATAATAAGCACAGTATTGGTATCTGTTATATCGGTGGCTTAGATGCAGCCGGAAAGCCGGCAGATACACGTACTCCAGCTCAAAGGACAGCACTACGCGAATTGGTCGCGAAGCTCTGCAAGGAGTATCCTATTATCGAAGTGTTGGGCCATCGTGATACATCACCGGATCTAAATGGCAGCGGAAAAGTAGAGCCGGCAGAATATATTAAGGCGTGTCCCTGCTTTGATGTACGGGCGGAGTTTACCAACTTCTTGCGTAATACAGTCATCCGACCATGAAAGCGCTAATTTATATAACCATATTCATGATGTCAGGAATATGGTTGTCATCTTGCAAAACTTCTCGTAACATCGATACACAAAAGCAGATTGACTATTCAGGGGACTTTTTGTATCTGCGAAACTTAATAGAATCCCTACAGCTGGATGTGAATAAGCAAACGAAAATTACTACTGACAAATTTAGTGATCTGAAGATTGAAAATACAACTGTTTACTTATCTGCTCCGGATTCAACAGGGAAACAATATCCGGTGAAAGAAAGTATCACTACTACAACTAAGCAGGATCAGGAACGAACTGAAGTTGACGAAACACTATCTATTACTTTGCAGCAGCTCTCGAATCGACTTGATACTATAAGTAATAAGGTTAATGTTTTGCTGAATCAAAAAGAAATTGTCGTAGAACTATCATGGTGGGATTTACATAAAGATAAAATATATGTAATCATTATTTTTATTGCTATAGGGGTGCTTGTGTATATATACCTAAAGTAAATATATTTTAAAAATGGCCATTTTTTGTGTTTCTATGTTTATAAACATAGAAACTTATTTAACGTTGGCAGGTTGTTTTTTTATTTTTGCAAAAAATATTTATTTGAAAAGATATGGATACAAAATCATTTTTTGAAAAGTCTAAAAAACAGCTTAATATATTAAATAAAAAAGGTTGGTTAGCTAATACTTCATCATACAATAATGAATACATTTGTCCTTTGTGTTTGAACAAGTTCACTGCTGAACAAATGGATGAATTGTCACAAGAAGATGCACCACAAGACAAATTAGGAGGTAAAAGAATAGCCTTAACATGTAAAAAATGCAATAATACGTGTGGCTCATCTATGGACTGTTACTTGATAAATAGAATTGAAAACTATGAGAATTCTATTTTTATACCAGGAACAAAAAGGGACGTTAAAGTTAAAGTCGCTGATAAGACTTTTAATGGTCAATTAGAAGTCTGTAGTGATGGGCGTATGATAATGACTAATAGCTTTAAACAGAATAATCCTACTTTATTAAGTGAATATATGAAGCAACTAGCGGAAGATATGGCGCTGTCTATTGAGAATAAAAATAAAAAAGTAGATGATACACGCCTTTCTGTTGCGTTGTTGAAAAATGCATATATCATACTTTTTGCAAAATTCGGTTATACCTTTCTGATGGATGAACTTTATGATACTATAAGAGAGCAGATTGAAAAACCTGATTCAGAAGTTGTTCCTAAGCTATGGAAGATAACTACAGAACGAATGATTCCTGATGATGTATATTTAATGTCTGATTGCGATGGTTTTTTAGTTTCTTACACCATTAAAAAGAATATTGAGTATTATGTTTTGGTAGCGATACCTTTCCCTAATGTTTCATTTGATGAAATAGTAGCTTATCTTACAACCATTGGACCGAATAAGTCTATGAGGTTAAAGAAAATTACTAATAGAGATTATTGGCAAGATGAAAGTGCTATTGAATTATTAAGAAAAGAAATATTTCTAGGAAAAGGAGTATAGGTATTGACCAATGGTAACCATGATACAGTAAAAGCTATAATTTTAATCATCCCCCCAAAAACTCCAATAGGGGACGACAGAAGTAATGGCAGAAGAAAATAAATATAGTCATGATTCCGTTCAGGAGTTATGATTTTTTTATTAACTTAAATGAACCTCTAGTATGAATAGAATTATAATTATTGGCAACGGTTTTGACTTAGCTCACAATTTAAAGACTGGATATAAAGATTTTATAAATGATTATTGGGCTACTGTTGAAGAAGGGATTTATGATAAATACTGGCGGTTGTTAGACCAACAATATGGAGGGGGTAAACACCCTCTTAATGACTATGAGGATCAGTTTATAAAAATTGAAAAAGAATATGATAAAACCGGAGTTAATAAAGTTTGTTCTTCTTATAAAGAAGATAGTCCTTTATGGAAATTGCATACACTAATTGATGAGCATAATAATGATCCTAGTTCAAATGTGACAGTTCATTTAAAGTTCAAAAATCATTTTTTTGAGCGTATATCTCATCAAAGTTCTCTTGTAAATTGGGTAGATATAGAAAATGAATATTATAGTGTATTGAAAGAGTTACTTCAGGAAGAAAATCCCCAAAAGCAAAACGAAAGTATCCGTACTCTTAATAAAGAGTTTGATGATGTAAAAAGATTGCTGGAAAAATATTTAACAGGAATTATAGAAGAGACTGAAATTGCAAAACATCAATCTATACAAGACGCTTTTTCAAGTTTTGTAGAATTTGACGATATTGCTAATTGTAAACAAACTGTATATGTAAATTCTATTTTTGCTGAAATGGTTCAAGCTAATACAATTGATGAATTTGAACATGATAGAAAAGTTGATGATAAAACATATAAGTACTGCCTTACAGAAAATGAGGCCCGAATAATATTTATTGAAAAAAAACTCAAAGATGAGTCTTTTAAAAAGTTTCATCTTCTGCCATACACATTACTTTTGAATTTCAATTACACCCAAATAGCAAAAAAATTATATAATGATCATAATATTGATGAAATCATCAATATTCATGGAGAACTTAACAGTGAGAATAATCCCATCATATTCGGATATGGTGATGAATTAGATGATGATTATAATAAAATAGAAAAATTGCAGAACAATGATTTTCTAGAGAATATTAAATCAATAAGTTATCATAAAACAAGAAGCTATAGAGAACTACTGAATTTTATTTCATTAGGCCCATATCAGGTTTTTATAATGGGGCATTCTTGTGGAAATTCTGATCGGACGTTATTAAATACTTTATTTGAACATGATAATTGCATATCAGTTAAAGTATTTTATCGACAGTATGAAGATGGGGCAGATAATTATATTGATTTAATAAAAAACATATCTCGCAATTTTAATAATAAGCCTAATATGCGTGATATAGTTGTAAACCGAGAAAATTGTTCTCCTTTGGTACCAGTAAAAAGAGAGGTAGCCGAATAAGCTACCTCTTTCAATTATATATCGTCTTTTCCCAGTCATCCAATACCGTTACATCCCACCGAGGAAGATCCGGATTAATATAGGTTACAGACCTACCATACACAGAGAAACTTTTTCCAATAAACTCGTCGATAGCTTCATCTTCCCCTTTTTGAAGACAGATATTCATAAAAACATGCATTTCATTCCAGTTTGTAGGCCCAATGAACAAAGATTCAATCAAGCGGCCTTTAACAGGTACACCGATAACTTGCTCTTTTATCCTATCAGCTAATGATACTGCTTCTTCAAATGTCATACTTGTATTTTTAGAGCAAAGATATAAAAAATAGCTGCCCTCTCCCCTATCACATAAAAGCTATTTCAATCTGTGGAATTTCAGTATTACAAATTTCAATTCTATTAAGAAAGATATTTTCGTAGTTCTTCAATTGCTTGTAATGCACTTCGGACTATAACGTATTTATTTCGGCAACTTTCAGCCTGTTTTTGAAACTCTTTTTGATATTCTGATTGTTTCCCCACCTTCGTTTTAAACTCTATACAGAGAGAAGCAAAACCCTTTTTGGGAATAAGTACGATCACATCAGAAACACCAGGCTTTACTCCTTGACGTTTCAGGTTAGCAGCTTCACGTATATGACGGCTTCCACCGTTCGGAACGGCAAATATAAGTTTGTCAGGTATATTAGGGAAATATAGAGGAATAAGTTTAAAAAACTCTGTTTGTATGCGAGCTTCCTCGTTATTATGCACTTCTTTTGAACGTGAAGGATTACGCTGATCTGCATAGCAATTATAACACATAAAGTCGGTACCAGTTTTAATAACCGATACCGTTTCTCTTCCACATAAAATGCACTTTTCTTTAGTCATTATTCAAAATAAGCTAAATTGTATTGGTCTTCTACCTACTACTGCTATCGTTCTCTCATGAATCGGGCACTGCGAAGCATAGGGACATCTCCCTGACATAGCAGAAAGATGCGCTCCATGCCATTCATCCCAATCTGTTACATTATTAGCAGAGAGGAAAGTTATCAGTTTCATGCAGCAGAAGCCACGTTCTTTCTCTTGACCTCCTGCAACTTCGAATAATCCATTACTCTGTGGACGTTTCATTCAATTCTTATCCGTTTTACGTTAATAACTTGGATTCAATACACTCACATCGCATTCGTGGCACAAGTTGCATTCCTTCGTTTTATCTCTAAGGCACATAGCTTTAGAATTTGCTTTATTCTTTTCTGCCCATTTTGCACCAGCGATAAAAGAACGTTCTGCCGTTGCACGAACATTCAGCACCTTTTTCATTTCTATTTCTGCATATTGTTTTGCAGCTTCTTTCATATCTTTACTCATATATCTGTTTGTTTAAATCTTTATAAAAACAAAGCAGAAGAGGTGCTGCATAGCAAGATAGCCTTTAAACTACCTCCCCGAAGGTTTGGACTTCTTAAGCAATTTCCGTGACTTACTGTACACATTCTGCTTTGTTTCATTTCTAATTTCTCATTTAGAATATCGTTGATACTTTTTACACGTATTGGTTCCAAATGCACCTATAGGACAATCATCACAATAAAATGAAACAATTATCCTTTCTTTTTCATTACTACATGGATGATTACTAAGTATCATTACCTTATCATTAAGTAGCTGTATTTTTCCTTCCAGCTCTTCTACATTTCTAAGAGGAGTTAGTTTTTTGTATTCTTCTTCAGTCAATATGTACTGCATAGTTTATTTTTTCTTTTATTGTTTTACATTAATCAATTTCTTTGATAAGCTCACTCACCAACCATTCAGGTGGAATGGCTCTTGCTTTACAGAAATTTTCAATATCTTCTCTTTTAATGTCAGACACCTTATGTCCTCGAATAGTCAACTCTCTTTGGGGAACTTCTATTTTCCTACGAGTTGTATATCCATATTTATCTTTATAATCATTCATATCTATTCTAGTCTTTAATATGGGTTTATACAATTTTTCAAAGCGTTCTTCCACTCATCCTCTGTTATTTGGATCATATCATCATAAAGATTAAACCCTATAATGTAACATCCTCTCTTATAGTTGTTTTCGATATATTCACAATGAAAATATCGAGATTCTTTATCAAACATACCTTCAGGGGTTAATTGAAATATCTTCTTTCCTTCCTTATACCACCTGTGAGGTGCTTTCTTATTGAAATGTTTTACAAAAGCGCTCATGTCTATCTTTATTTGAATTAAAAAGCTCCACCATCACAAGCAAATAAAATAGAGTCCACGACTCTGTTTCCATCCATTAACCCGTTTTCTTTTTCACATGAGGGATTTTCTTTACTTCCTTTCAAGATATTCAAATTGCCGTCAGCAAAGAGGATTAATGATTTTGGTTTCTTCCGGATTAATATCTTCAGTTCTTTAATCCATTCCTCTTCTTTCTTTGTTAGTTTGATTATTTCCATATTGATTTGAACTATGCGGTAAACAAGAATCTACCGCATAGCAGATTTATTATTTATTTCTCGACGCTTCCAAAACAGGAAGGTTTGTTTCCGTTGGTATGTATATCACAGTTTTATCATTCAGATTACTTTGTTGACGTACCCACAAATATTGGATATATGCAGGAGTAATACTTCCATTTTCAATTTTAATCGCTTCGGCAGCACCTTTGGCACGTTCGATTTCAGCTTGGGCATTCAGTTTTTCAGCTTCCAGATTAGCTTTAGCTTCTTCAATCTTTATTTTACGGTTTTGTTCTGCTTTAGCGAATTCAGCCTTTCCAGACATTTCTTGCTGCCAAACGTTATAATAAGGGATGGTAACAAAACATCCCACAACAATTGCGACAAATACGATAGCCGCCAAAATTCCAAGTTTATTCATACTTTCTAATATTGGGTTTTATAAAGCCGCCCAAGGCTTATTAGTTTATTATTATTATATTTGCAAAAAAACAAATATATGTCAACAATATATCGTAATAGAACAATCCGCCCTTCAAGTAGACTTGAAACATCTGTATCTTATAAAATCAATACAGAGAAAGTCACGACAAATGATACATTGGTTATTACCATTAACCATGAAAGTGAGAATTTTCATAAAGAATTTACTTTTTCAGGAGAGAAGGTTGCAAACCGTTCCTCAATACACTTCAGATATATCAATGGAGAAATCATTTGGTCACCAGTTCAGCCTGGTTAGCAGACTTAAATTATTCATCATCATAATCAGTATCAAAGATACGTGCAACCATATCGACAATATTTTCTTCTATATCCTCGGTAGAACCTGTTACAGCATTAGCGATATTTTTCTTCTCTTGAATTATTCGATAAACCTTTTGGTCAATAGTGCGCCGGCCAAGGAAGTAGTAACAGGTAACAGAGTCTTTTTGCCCGATACGGTGTGCCCGGTCTTCGCACTGACAACAATCAGCATACGTCCAAGGGAATTCAACAAAAGCGACATTACTTGATGCAGTAAGCGTTAAACCAACTCCAGCCGCTTTTATCGAGCAAATGATTATATCCGCTTTTGGATTGTTCTGAAAGGCATCAACCGCTCTTTGCTTCTCATCCTGCGAATCTCTACCGGTAACAGATACAGCAGTGGGAAAGTAACGTTTCAGTTGATCTACAACTTCATGAAGCGAACAAAAGAGAATTATCTTCTTTCCATTCTCTCGGAAGTCTTTCACAAATTCAATAACATCGCGTACTTTTCCACGTGCGGAGATCTGCCGTAGAATATTGATACGTACCATGACTTCCCCTCGCAGAGCCTTTTCAATCTTTTCATCGTCGGCATCCTTATATTTCTGTAGATACATAATAAGATCACGCTCTGCATCCATATACTCCTTACGATTAGTAATTTCACATGTATTTACCTGGCGTATCTTATCTGGAAGATCTGTAAGGACGAGAGACTTTTCACGACGAAACATACAATATTTCCATAAATTGAAGTTCAATTCTTTCAAATTCGATGCTTCTCTTTGTCCGGAGCAGTACCGGTTAACAAATGGTTTGTAGCCACCGAAATCATCCATACGGTTTAGAATTGCCAGCTGTGGAATCAAATCTTTAGGCCGATTTACTACCGGTGTTCCTGTAAGCTCTATCACCCATTCTTTACCTGCACAAATACCCTTGCAAAACTTTGCCTGTTGAGTAGATGCAGACTTACAGCGATGGCTTTCATCAATGATAACAGACTTGAATAAATTGATTGAGTTTCTAAATTCCACATCGCGCAGCGTCCAGCCTTCGGCTTTCTTTATGCGTTGTACGAAGTATTTCTTTAGTGATTCATAGTTTACGATAAAGACTTGATGCATTCCTGTTTGATAAAAGAAGGTCCATGTATCACGTACTTTATCTGTGAGTACCATTGCTTTTTTATCCGTAAACTTCTCCCATTCCCGTTGCCAGTTGATTTTCAATGATGATGGGCAAATGACAAGACAGGGAAAAGCGTTCGCTAGATTGATGGTAGCAATACTTTGTAATGTCTTTCCGAGTCCTGGTTCATCGCAGTTCATGAAGCGCTTTAGCTCCAATCCCCGGGCAATACCTTTGAGTTGATAGGGATAAGGCTGAATTTTTAAGCTATGCGGAATTGTTAGATCTGGAAGTTCCGGAACATCATAAGCAATATCTTCCTCTTTCTTTGTAGTTCCGCTCACCCAATTTATATTTTCAAACTGCTGTATCTGATAAATCATTCTTTCAAGATCAACTCTACTCCGTGTAGGTACTATCCAAACTTTTCTAGCACCGTCAAAACGTCTTCCGGGAATCTGCCGAACCCGTTCTATAATAGAAGTCTTATAGTTGAATGATAATTCGAAATTATCTCCTTTTAATTCAATATTCATGATTTAGAGTGTTGTTTAATGGGGGAGATTAATCCCCCAAGAGTGATTTATGCGGTTGCGTCAAGAGGTGCAGGAGTTTCTAAGCGCTTCTTGCGCCCCCTCCCTTTCGGCTTTTCTTCTTCAATTACGACGGCTTCTTCCGGTTCATCTGTTTCGAAATCCAGTCGTTCCTGTCTGACTCCCCATTTTTCTTCAAACAGATAACTTTCAACTTCCGCATCACAAGCGGCAGCGTCAATACTTAATTCCTCATAGTAAGGGTATTGTTCATCAAGAAGAGGGACGAAGATTTTTAGATCAACAACTTTACCGGACTGAAGAAGTTTAGACCCCATGATAGTAATTCCAGAAACACCATCGACGCTGTCATTTGCATAACCTGTAATGATATAATTTTCTAGTGTCTCTGCATAGCCCGGAGAAGAAAAGCTATCCTTGTTGATATTAGAAGCCTCTGGCTGTTCACACAATACGACGAGATGCAATCTAAGCCGAATAAACGCCTCCCTTAAATCGCTGTGAATGATCTGATCGCAGCTCTTGTTAATTACATTCGTGTAGTTTGCTTCAGAGAAGCGTTCATTATACACAACATTCAGCCGGTCTTTCTTAACGACCGCCTTTTTAATCTCATTTTTTGCTTGTTCCATAATCTTCTTTGGTTGATAAAGTGATAATACTAAATGTTGATACAACTCCCATGACGGCAGCCGTAGTTATTTCTCTTGATGTTGCATCTTCTCTTTGAGAAAAAGATAATGCTGTAAACAGGCCGACAACGGCCAGTCCGATTGTAATTTTTCTTAAAATTTTCATGATAATTACTTTTTGTTGTTATGCATTCCGGCCATTTTCATTTCCTCTTTTGCTTTACTTATCACAGTTACACACCATGATAATTGATGTGTTGCTGTCCGGTTACAACGTTCGCACCAATCGACGAGATATCGCTCCTCCCGGCATAAAGAACTAATTAGGGCATTTATCGCTGTTGCTGTCGCTTTCGCATTTTTAGCTGTATCAACGAGTGTTTGCATGACCTCGGACTTCATTGTCTCATTAAGCCAGTATTTCGAGTCTGCAAGCAGTTTGCCGGAGCGAGCAACATATACAGCCAGGTCATTGCCACGCTGTACGGCTTCTTCAGCATTTTCGCTCATTGTGATATTGAGAAAAGAATCAATATTTTGTAATTCAGCCAAAATTTGTTCTTTTGGAGTGATTAGTAAGTTCATATTGTTTTCACTTAAAATATATTTAAACCATTAGTTGCCACCATTTAAAAGCAAGGTCCTCGTATTTCTCTTTCCCCTTGATATACGTAGGGTGGTTACGGTCGGTGATAAAATGCTTGAAGATTTTACAGTTCTTTTTTGAGATTGCGTAGATGAAATCTCTATTGCTCCCTGCAATATCCATATACCAGGCACGGGAACGGTCCCAGTCGAAAAAGTCGATAGCTTCATCAAATTGCGCCTGTGACTCTGCAAAAGTCGTTTTTAAATCACCTCCAAAATTGTAAGCAGACAACCACCAATCCCATTTACATCGTGTATCAAGATGGTAGGCAAAATTTCCATAATAGAACTCCTGCTGCTTATTTACCATGAACTTCTGTGTATCAGATTGCGCCAACACGACAGCCAGGAATTGATCTTTCTCCGCCTCTTTCCGGAGCGCCTTACGCATTTCAAGCCCTAGCTCAAATTCTTCTGTCGTATACAAGTAATCGTCTACCATCAGCTTGTCATACCGGACACGGTCATTCTCTGTGATAAGAGCATCTACGAGAGTACCGAACTTGAAAGCCTTTTCTTTATCCCCGTATTGAACACGGGGATAAAGATAGTTTTTAAGCTCTGTCAGATCTGAATTACTGACTTCCGAACGTGAATAGTATGAATCGGGATTTGACATAACTATTTAGCTTTCACATCTGCTTCGTAGCTGATGAATTGTGATTCAATATGTGTCTGATCTTTACTGTTTGCTTTCTTCTCGCAGTATGTAGTCATCTTTTTAAAGATCTTCTCTAACTCATCAAAAGGAAGAGTCTGCCCCTCGCCTATCCACCACATCTGAAATATTTCCAGGTATCCTTGCTGATGAAGAACAACAATCTTTTCTTTTACCTTAGCGTTTGTCGGTGGAGGTGCAACAGATGCAGCAGCACCAGCAAAAAGATTACCGATTGAGCTTTGTTGCGTTTTCATTGCAACCTCCTGCCTATCTGCTTCTTCCTTTCTCTTTAACTCTTGTAATTGTTTGGCTGCCTCTTCTGCTTCTCGTTGTTTGCGCAATTCTTCTGCTTTTGCGGCTTCTTCTGCATTTGCCAAGCGAAGCTGTTCCAGTTCAGCCAACTCTTTACGCTTAGACGGAATACGGTCGATAAGATCTTGTTTAACACTTGAAATTTTAGCCTTATACTGTTGAGCATATTGCTCATATTTACCCAGCAATGTATTTTTGCGAATCTCTGCTTTTATCTCCTTATTGATATAATAGGTAGCATATTCAGCAGTGAATTTATCAAAATGAGCTTTCGGGTAATCAGTTTGGAAAACAGTTATACCGATTACTTCTCTATCAAAGTTTACATAAGTCAATCCCGAAAAAATATTCTGCAGCTCGGTTACCTTAGAAGATAGATATGAACTGAAATAAGAAAGAAGTCCATTTTCTATTGCTTGTTGATAGCTTACCTTTTCATTATTGATTAATACTCTTTGCTCGGCTTCTTTCTTTCTCTTCTGCTCTTCTTCATATTTGAACTTAGCATACTCATTGCGCTTTGCTACAAGCTTTCCGGGGATTGTAGAAGAATCCTTAGGATCAATTTCTTTTTCTTGTGAAGTAAAGAAAGAACGAACTTTGTCGAATATCTGCGTGATGGGCTTGCGACGTTCGTCCATATTCTTGAGAGTAGTATTTACTTTTTTCAAGAAGTCAGCTGCAGCCTGATCTATCGTTTCATTCATACCTTCTCCCTCGATTGTATCAAGGAGAGCCTGCCCTGCTTCATTACATTTTTTTACGGAGAGAGTATTCCTTCCCATAATTTCGGGAAATGATGAAAAAATGTTTTTTACTTCGTCTATTTTGATTAATTCTGTTGGCATAATTATTTTCTTAAATTGGTTAATAAATACTTAGAAGCCTCCGTTTTCATCATCCTCGGATACTGCTACTTGCACAGGTTCCGGGGCTTCTAGTTGCTTTTCTTCTCCGAAAGGAATCTTGGTATCATCTACGGAGGGTGCGGATTGAATAGGCTCATTTACCTTTTCTTTATCTACTAGCCCGTAATCAATAACAGGTTCTTCCTGTTGTGTCTCCATAGATGTATAATTGCCCGTTCGCACTTTTGGATATGCATCAAAAGCATGTTTAATCATTTTGTTTTCAAGGAATCCGGTATCAATAAATCCACCGTTAGAGGTATACAGGGAGTTTGCAGTTCCCTTGTTTTGCTTTGCAGAAAAGGTTGATAGACGCTTCCAATCAGATTCCATCATCCAAGAATAATCAACTGACCCATCATTGCGTACAATGCGGATAAATACGGCAACCGGCTTATCTGATTTTCTCGGGAAAGCTCCTTCGTACTCTATAGATTTAGCACCATTTACTCCGATAATAGGGCGGAATTTGTCACCTTCAAATACTACTACAGGATTATCTACATAGCGGACCTGTCCGGCGCGTTGTCGCATATATACTTCACCGTAGGCAGAAACAGTAAGTCCTGCTCGCTTTTCCCACATATCACCGCTAGGAATCTTTACCTTAACGTTACGGGGAATTAAATAACACTGTGGCCTGCCTGATTGGTCAAGTGAAAGACCATTCACCGCCATATCAAGAAAACAACCAAAGAGGGACAGTTTTGTACATTCCTGTAAAGCTGGCGTTTCAGTCAATAATTTATTGAAATGAAACTTCTCGCGGTTATAAATCTGTTCACCCATTTCTGTGCCCCAAATAGCGTTATACATGCCGACAAACTTCTGTTCAACTTTCTCATTTTCGACAATTTTCGTTGCTGGAAGTGCGTTAAGCTCCTCCACTTTGATTTGAATACTATTACTCATAATTATTTAATTATTAATGATTTAATCTCCTTGATATACTCCACGCCTATACTCTTCCATTAGGAGTATATCTTCAGCCGTAGGTTCTTTTCTGATATCTGTTTTTGATGAACTACATTTGATGGGAGAAGGACTGTAATTTTTAATAGCGCTTTCTCTTTCATCCAACTGCTTTCCTATCTTATCCTGTAATTCCTTTAATAAGGAAGATCCTTGTTTAACTTGTGTCATACAGCTGTCTGCATTAATTGTTTGATGATATTGTCCGGAACTTTATTATGCAAATCCATCATTGCGCTAGCTGTTTCCAGTTCTGACCGCTTCACATAATATTTTCCTCTTTCCTTATTATTTGCCGGATAAAACTTAATCCAGGCTTTTTCGCGCCACTCTTTTATTAGGCGTTTTCCGTATATTTCTTCCGCTTGTGATATTGTTACTACTTCGGGGAGTAGTCCCAGCATCGTAAGCGTTTGCACCGTCCCAATTTTAATGCATCGGGCGACCATCATTTCGAAGCAATTTTCCATAATCTCTAATTAGGCTGTTTCCTATACTTTTGAATGGTGTTGAGCTGATTTTATTACTGAAACACATCTGCATCTCTATGCTATGCTGCCTGATTAATATTGATTAGAGTTCATATACTTCTTCAATCCTATTTCTTCGTATTCTTGCCCGCCGACTCCGGTTAAGGTCGTTGTTGCAGTCAAATGCAATTTGAAAGGCAATAATTCCAAGAAATGAAAGAGCGATTAATGATTTCTGTAATTGCTTGAAGTCTATATTTAGAGCAAAAACTCTATTTATCCACCAAGCACCAAGTTCGTTCAATTTGCTGGTCCCCGTCTTTTTGTAGGCCTTATCTAACAGGACATTTACCGTTCCGTAGGCAGTACCTAATCTGTCTGCAATCTCCTTCTTTGCCAAGCCACAAGCAGCCAGTCCCGCTATTTGATTTTCCCGCTTGGTTAGAGCAGAATCAGCTTGCAGTTCCATGATGCAAAGTCTCTAGTTCGGCTGCCGCTCTGGAGATTCCTTTGGTGACTTCCAAAGCTTCATTAGCCATTCTTACAGCGACATTCAATACTTTAGCTTTGTAGGTTGAACGAGCGGAAGCAGGTTTGTTGTTGAGGATATTGTGCACTGTACCCTGTGAGCATCCTACTTCCTTCGCAATCTGCTTTTCGTATCCGTAAGGCAGATTAGCTTTGATAGTTTCTAATTGATTTTCCATATACATTATTATATTATAGTAATTAGTTCCCTGGAAAGCGACCAAGCCTACCAAGGACAACGTATCGCTGTTGCGCGGATGATTAAAGATTCATTCTATCTCGTAACCTCTTTCAGATTCTCCATTACCGGAAGGCGCATTCTCAAAGGGTTTGCATCGAAAACTAAACCTGCATGCTTTATTATTTTAGTCTTTAACTTCTTCGCAAGTTTCTCCGAGCCAAGCGACACATTCTGTTGTACCCCTAGTAAAGTCTACTGCCTTATTTTTAGGATTGAATTTACCTTCAACTATATCTCCTTCTTTTACTCCTGCTTCCTTTTTTAGCTCCCATAAAAGCCATTCGTTACCAGTTGAACCGGTTACATTCTTGATTCTCACCTTCATGACTTAATCCTCCATTTCTTCATTATCTTTATCTTCTACTTGCAAGGCTTCAAGCATTTCATCATCAAGTTTAGAAAGGTCGAGTCTTACTTCTTCACCGGAGTGGTAACTTGAAACTACTAGAATACAGGAATATCCGTTCTCATTGTATTCGAAATCGAAACGTTTACTTCCGCCTAGGATGCGCATTACTTCATTTAGATTCTTCATATCTTGTCTTTTTTAGAGTAAATAATCTATTTAGTTAACTTTGTTGCCCTTTTATTTTGGCGTTATCAATGTTTTGCGTTAACTTTATAGTGCAAATATAGAACTAAAATCTATATACATAGATATTACATAGAGAAATAATCTACATATTAAAGAAAATTAAGAATTAATGGAAGAATCAGTTAGAGATAGACTACTCCAATTTATCAATGAGCTAGGTATAAGCACAAGAATGTTCGAGCAACAATGCGGTTTAAGCAATGGTTTCGTTCGGAACACAGGAAATTCTATAAGGAGGAGCAATTTAGACAAAATATCTACAGTATTTCCTGAACTCAATACGACTTGGTTGTTGACAGGCGATGGGAATAAGTTAAATCCTTCTTCGAATAATCCCGTCAGTTCTATATCATCAGAGATATATACACCAAGTAAATTATCATCTAAAGGAATACCATATTATGACGTTGATGTTACTATGGGATATGATGAACTACCCAACGATCAGACTAATATTCCCAATTACTACCTGCACATTCCCGCTTTTCAGAATTGCGATTGTGCGGTACCAGCTTATGGACGCTCTATGATCCCGGATATCAATGATGGTTCTATTATAGCTATCAAGGAGGTAGGTTTGGATAGTGTTCTTCCCGGAGAGGCATATCTTATTATTACAGATGATTACAGGACCGTGAAGTATATCCGTAACTGCAAGGACAATCCCAATAAATGGCGTCTGGTTCCGAAGAACTTAGAAGAGTTTGACGAGATGATAATAGATAAGGCTAAGATCCTCCGAGTATTCCTTGTAAAGGGAGTGATAACGAACAAAATTCTTTAGAATAATGGATGTCGTAATAACAGTAGCCTTTATATTATTTTTTGTAGGAGCTATATGTGCTAAATTATTTAGTAACACATCTCACAATAATAGTAGTACCTCTTTGAATTTCAAAGAGAATACGCAGAAACTATCAGCAGCCGATATTCGCTCCTTCTTTCCTTATATGGAGAAGCAACTAGCTTTAAAATATGGAGAAGCGATTGTGAACGGACAATATAATTTCGATGTTGATAAAAGATTGATTGAACAATGGACGAAAAATCGAATATTAAAGAATTCAGGTTCGATGCGAACCGATAATACATCTCCCACATCTGAATACACAAAACTGACATGGTGGCAACTTAAACAATATAATCCTGTTATGGACAGTAAAACTTCTGCTGAATATCTTGCAGAATACTTATTAGATGAAAGTAAATGGTTTACTGTAAAAACAACTGTACTAAAGGAATGGAAAAGCAAGCTAGAAGAATATAATAAACAAAACAATTTATAAAATAACAACTATTATGAAAAACATTTTATTCACACTTTTTGCTATTCTTGTCTTAGCTAGCTGCAGTAAAGACGATGATAATTGGATTGAACTTAACGAAAATAATATCGTGGGTAATTGGTCGACAGGCATTGAAGGTTCGCACAAGTTTTTAAATTTCGGAAACGATGATAAAGGCTCTTTTGGTATCTATAGCAATGCAGACCCTATTTCTTTCCAAACCTTCAAATACAAGATTGCAGATAGTAGAATTTATATCTATGATGTATTTCCTAAAGACAAGTCTCCATATTATTTAGATTGTAAAATATCAAATAATAAGCTCAAAATTGGAAATGGAGAGGAATCAGGAACTTACGAAAAGCTTGAGTATTAGATGAAATAAAACTTTAGTCAATATTTTAATCATTTTGCAATATTCATTTATGGATACTTTTATAAACTTTATTTCAAATGCTTGGACCATAGGTATAGGTGGAGGAATAGTAAGCGGCTTTATTGTATTTTGGGTTACTAATTTCTTTTTTACAAAAAGAGAAAAGAAAGAATACTTGCAACGAGTGAAAACTGCTAATAACGAAATTTTATATGCTATCCGTCCTCTTATTGTTAGTCAAAAAATACCAGAGCAAGCAATTATCGAGTCTTTAATATTATCAACAAGCCGTAAATATATGGTTAATACTACTAATTTATACACAACCCAACGACTTGTAGAAGACTTAATAAAAGAAGTTTTAGATAATGCTTTTTTAGATGCTGATCGTAAACTTGAATATTGCAATATTGTCAACAAAATAGTCAATCAATCAGATAAAAAAGACACGGATTTGACTAGAGATATTCCCAAGACTGTAATATCATATGAAGGAAAAGATACTAAAGTAACAGAAATGAGCCTCATACTGTCTGTTATAGCCGCTATAGCAACTTTAGCATTTGTTCTTTACGACAAAAATCAAGAGCGTTTTATACCCACTAATCTTTTTTCATTATTATTACCAATGGCAGCCGTCTTAATGTCAACAATGTTAGTTTCAATCTTCGTAAAAAAGAAAAAGAAAAACATAAAAGAAGAAGAAAAGACAGAAGAAAAAGAGAACCAAAACGATTGTGTAACTAAAAAGTAATAATATGAAAGAAAGATATACAGGAAAGTTAAGATGTGCGACATGTGGTGACACTGAATCTTTTGAATTTAATGATGACAAATCATATATCAAATGTGTTAAATGTAATAGAGAATATTTTGGCGGATATGATGAACTACTTTCATACAATCAAGAGACGATTGAAGAAGTAAAAGGGCAAATAGAAGCCGATGCAGAGGCTTACATCAGAAAGTCTTTGGAAGATACATTTAAAGGCAACAATTTTTTCAAGATTAAGTAAAAAGAGAAACCATTTTTTTTATTTGACCTTTGATTTTGTTTGTAAATGATATTTCTCCTTTTTCATTATCCGCTTTACAAACATTCAGCAAATGGAGTTCGAAAGCTATATTTTGAAGTTCTCTATAGTATTGAGGATTGATAATAACTTGTTCACCAGCTAGAGCTGCTTCTAAAAAATCAATTGGACTAAAAGGAGTGTTTCTATTTTTAGATAACTTAAATGTCATATCATATACGATTTCTCTATCTTTGGTAATTATATGCCGGATTTTACCAGTCTTTTTATCAAATGATTTGGTAATGTTATACTCTGTAATAACCATAGTAAAAAGTTTATTTTAAAATATAAATTGTAATGAAGAATATCATAGAAAATATAGATTGGCTAATAACTGCTTTTACTTTTTTAGGGGGGATTTATATGTATATAAACCATACTCGAAGATTAAATCAGCAACAAGTCAAGCTTAATGATCAACAAAAGCTATTAAACAAACAACAAGAATTACTAAACGAATATCAACTTCAAAAAAGTAAAGAGGAGATATTAGAGAAAAAACAAGCTTTAATCGAAGCTAATGTATACAAGACCTCCGATAGAAAAGGAAATCCTATCTGGAGAATGAAAGTATATAATAAAGGTAAAGCAAAAGGTTCTAATATCAACTTTAAATCGGAAACATTAAGTAATGATCAAGGCATAATCATTACAGATGGACTTGAGATGTTCCCTCTCCCTAGTTTATTACCGCAAGGTTCAGTAGAACTTTCCATTATTTTATTTACCAGTCATCAGCCAATGCACAAGATAAGATTCACATGGGAAGATGAATCTGGGAAAGAACGTTTTCAAGAACAAGATGTAATATTTCAATAAACAAACCACATGGAAGAAAAAGACAAAATAATCGTATCACTTAGAGAGCAACTTCGGAAAGTACTGCGAGAAAACAGTGCTCAAAAGCAAGAAATTGCTCTTTTGAATTATGAGTTAAAAAGGGGCAAAATAAAGCCCTCAAAATAGCGTTCTTTGAACTATCTTTGAAATGGTTAGCTCGCATCATTACAATTAATTGATATGTAACTAAATAGCTTTCTCTATCATTCTGCTTTGGGAGCAGGGGGTCGTGGGTTCGAATCCCGCTACCCCGACGAAGAAAATCAAGTCAAGATTCACAAAATAAAGCCAGTACAATTAGTATTGGCTTTTTTATTATATATAGGATAAGTGTAATTATCCCCGTTTGGGGGCAAATAAAAAGGGCAATTCTTTGAACTATCTTTGAACAGGTTTCTAGCATTATCCTCATTTTCTTATTTAATTTAGAGTAAAAATCTATTTTGTTAACTTTACTACCCTTTTATTTTGGCGTTATCAATGTTTTGCGTTAACTTTATAGCGGAAATACAAACATTGTTTATAGAGAAAACGATAACAAACAAAATACTTAAACACATGAAGAAAACTCTGCTGATGCTCGTTGTTATTTTCATTTCACTATATTCGCATTCACAAAGTCCCTTTCTGAATTTTAGAATTCCAGAAGAATCAAATAAGCGTATCATTGGATATTCTTCAAGTAATAAAATAAATGTTTTTTTGAATATAAAATATCAATCTTGTAATACTCTAATACAGTATTACAAACAGGATTCTAATAAATTGATTGTGTAACAAAAATAACGATATGATGAAAAAGTTTTTTTATTTGAGTGCGATACTAGCCATAGTTTTGGTTTCATGTAATTCAGAAAAGGAGTATATAGCAAAACTCTCTAATACCGCTTCTATGATTGAGAAAGAAGCTGATTTAAGTGAAGCAATAGCTCTTCATTATTGTGATACTTGGAGAAAAGTAATTTACGATCATGAATACAATGGAGAATATTGCACTGATTTCAATGAAGCCTTAGCGAAGCATCAAGAGTTTATTATCACAACAGATACCTATAAGAGACTAAAACAAAAGAAAGATTCAATCGAGGCTATAATGCCACAACTAAATGATTATCCTTCAAGTTGTAAAGATGCTTATAATGAGTTAGTATCAATATATGCAGATGCAGATGAATTATTCAGATTCGCAGATGAGCCTAGGGGTTCTTTATCTACATACTCAACAAAAACGACAGACCTTTATCAAAAGATAGAAAAGTCACTGAAAGAATTTAAAATAAAGCATATACAAAACAAATAA